AACCTTCCATACTGTGACTTCTTTTAATGCTTCTAATGCCATTGTCGCTCCTTCACTATAACCATAGTATAGCATAGAACAACCAAAATGTCAAGAGCTTTTTGAATAACCCTAGTTACGTCTGGGTTTTAGGAGAGATGCCGCTTCCTTACGTAGTCTGCCGGCTTCCTTGTACATCTCGTCTGCAGTTTTCCCGAGGATCTGACTGCGTTCATGGGCCAACTTCCCGCCCCCAAACTCTCGGTCGATGTAGTAGCCTATCAAGGCACGTTGTATCATTGTGGGTAGATCGTGTCCGTAATCTTCAGGACAGATGAAACGCACAGGGCATGTGCCCCATCCGCCGTATTCTAGAAACTCTGCGTAATACCGTCTGTGATCTTTGTTGTAAGGATCGAAGGCCACCAATGGGCGGGCTAGATATTCAAGTTTGCTCATATCAACTATTTATAGTGGCATGCGGGCTGAAGATGTCCTGTATTAAGCGTGTCTGGGCCTCTGGGCTCCATTCTTCGAAGCTCTTAACAGCCCCGGGCTCTACATACACATCTTGCCAATCGCCCTCGTCACTCTCATCGTATTCATAGGACGGGTCTTCGTAGATTACCGCGAATCTGCTCATCGTTATTCCTGATTGAAGTTAGGTTGAGGCTGACTACGAAGGATCTTGCGATACTTCCAACGAGCCCAAAGGATCTGCGGAATACCTAGACGCCAAGCCCACATAAAATCCATTACAATCGTACCTGCTAAGAATGCTAAAATTAGTGCTAACATAACCGCTCCTTAATTATTAATACAGTTGTAGTATAACATCTATCTAGAACAAAGTCAATCAGTTTGTGCGTGTGCGTAGCAGCGGGGTCTTTGCTGAGTGTGGCTTTTGTGCCACACCCCGGCACTCCTTAGGCCGCCACATCCTTCTCATAGATCACAGTCTGACCAAAGGGTGCTTCTGCCTGCGTATTGCCTTTGACGATGAAGATAGTATCACAGTAGTCTGGGTCGCCCCAGTCACCGCATGGGTAGCCGTCTGTGAACATGATCAACTTCTTAGGCTCAATGCCCTGTTCTTTCATAAATTCCCAATTGGCCATAAAGTCTGTGCCACCACCGCCCTGAGGTTCATAGTCCATCAGCTCATGACTGTTGTCATGTGTGATCTGTTTCCAGTTGTAGATCTCTGTGTCAAAGCACCATAAGTTAATCTTAAAGTCTTCGTATTGATCTACGATACCTTTGACTTCTGATAAGAATACAGTTGCATCCTCTTGCCCAATACTACCTGACATATCAATAGTCACACCAATGTCAATTGTAGTTGCTTCTTTCATGCCCGGCAGTATTGCGCCACTGTGCATACTCTTACGGTTAGGACGGGTAAAGGAGTAGTCATTACGCACGATGCTCTGGATCTCTTGATTAACGATCTCACGCCAGTTCATCTTAGGCTCTGTCATGTCCTTGATCATACGCATGATGCCTGCTGGGGTCTTGCCAGCACCTGCCGCGGCCGCCGCTTGGATCATTGCTTCTTTGATCTCGTCCTTGATAGCCTGTGCTTCTTCTTTGCTCATACCAGGCTTGCCTTCTTTACCTTCACCCTCTTTACCTGGGCCCGAACCATCTTCGTTAATGTGCTCGTCTAGCAGGTCGCCTAGTTGTTTAAGCAGATCCTCCATAGGGATCTTCTCTGCTTTCTCATAGAGCTCGTCGTAGATCTCTTCCCAAGCCTTGCCACGATACTTCGGATCATAACAGATCTGCACTTCAGTGATCTTCTCACCAATGCGTTCATCTACAAGGATCTGATTGACAGCGTAGTCCTGTGCTATATTACTCAGCATACGATCTCTGCTACCTACACGACCAAAGTGATCAAACACACAATGGAGGATCTCATGTCCAAAGAGGAACTCTAGTTTCTTAACGGAAAGTTTCTTAACGAACTCGGTATTGTAATAGAAGTTGCGACCATTAGTTGCCGCTGTCGGGCACCACTCGTCTGCTTCAATGAGTTTCATGCGTGTTGCCATGTTCCCAAAGAACGGCGCTTTGAGTAATAGCCCTACCCTTGCGGTAGTTAATTTATCGATTAATGGATCCAACATTCGCTCTCCTTAGTATGTGTATATTATAGCATCTTTTTACACATCTGTCAACCAAAAAAGGGTGGACGGACGAGCCCTGAGAAGCCCTCCGTCCCTGCTACAGGGAGGTCTTAATTCTCCATAGCACTTAAAACATACTTACCAAAACGCTTGTGGAACTCGTCAAATGACTTCATTTTAGTTGCGTCTAACGGTAAGTCGTAGTTTGTTAGTGCTGTCTTTGCACCCATAACCACGAGCTCAGTTGGGAAATTATCCATCATGTAGCGGAAGAATGCGTCTGCCATATCATCCCATTTAGCAGTCTTCTTCTCTGCACGATCTTTCAATTCATAGCAAAGACTTACTGTTAATGAATACATCGCTGACACTTCTTTGATGTCCAAGTTCTTAACCTTACCATCAAGGATGTCTGCCGCTTTAGGCATACGACCTGCTACCTTACGGTGGGCCATAAACTTAACGCTCAAGCCATCGCCAATAGCACCAGCAACCAAGTTGTGAAGCGTATCATTATCGATATCGTCATCACTCAATAAGTCACTGACGAATACCCATGAGCGTGGAGTTGCAAATGCCTTGCTGGAACTCTTCGGATCAAAGTCGTATAAGTCCTGCTTGGCAAAGCCTACATAACCCACAACCTCTGGATGCACCTTGTTAAGGGTAGCCCAGTCTTGGAAGTCATCAAAGTCTACCTTCATCTCCAAGTGGACGAAACGATTCGCCAATGGGCTAGGCATACGATAGGTAACACCACGATCGCCCTCACGGTTACCCGCGGCCACTAGATCTACACCTTTGGGTAAGGTATAGGTGCCAACCCTACGGTTCAGAATCAACTGGTAGGCAGCCGCTTGCACGGCTGGGGGTGCGGAATTCAATTCATCTAGGAAGATGATCGCGGTGCTGTCTGGATCAGTGGGTAGTTCGCTTGGGGGTGCCCAAACCATCTTGCCCATGTCACTGTTGTAATAAGGAATACCTTTGATGTCTGTGGGTTCCCATAGTGCTAGACGGACATCAATAACCTCACGGTTAGCGTCTTCACCAATCTGCTTGACGATATCGGATTTACCAATACCTGGGGGACCCCATAAGAATACAGGACGGCGAACATTGATCGCCTTGCGAATAGATTTCTTTGCGGCTTTTGGACCTACTTGCCGAACGCTGATATCTGTGCTTTTTGCCATTTTAAGACCTCCTAGTTAAGTTGCTTTCTCAGTATTAGTATTATAGCACCAATCGACCCAAAAGTCAACCGGTAGTTTTCACAAAGTTTAGTTGTGTTGTATTATTGCCACGCTGGGCTTTGACCCTACCCTTGATACCCACAATGCCCTTGAGGTCTTTGCCGAACCAAAAGTCCACGTAGGAATCACCCAGCTTGGCTGTGATACGATACTTGTTGTAGTCCTTGGAGTAGAAGCTCTTGATCACTTCAACTTCTCCCTGTACGCGATCCCCTACAGCAGCATCGAGCTGGGTGGAGCTACGGATTTCGCTGTCTAGCTCCTTACGGCTTTGATCACGTAGCATTGCCGCTGGGAGACAACTGACAACAGCAAAGTCCAACATATCGCGACCTGTGAACTCGTCCTTTTGGGCGATCTTCAGTGCTTGACGCTCGAAGTCATTGATCTTCCCAGACAGCTCTTTCAGCAACAGCCCGTTGAAGTAGTGACGGATCACACGGCCCTGCTCGATGTCAGCATCTGTGATTTGGGCAAAGGCGCCTTCACGGAGCCAGCGTTTAACTAAAGTTTTGTTGGGTTCTTTCTCGACAACATCTAGGTTACGAGAGTATACGATTTCCTTGAGGTAGCCACCGTTGATACGATCAGCGATAACTGCTAGGGCCCATACTTGATCTGCTGTGAATTGCATACTCGCTCCTAAGTTCTTACTATGATGCTAGTATACTATCATTTATCCAAAGTGTCAACCGGTTTGGAGGAGTGCCAGGGGGCTGTGGCTTTTTAGCCACAGATGGGGATCCCGAGTGAATGCACACCGCATGCAAGCCGGGAGAAGTTGAGGTCAAAAAGAAAGGGCATTTCTGCCCTTCCCCAAACACGTCCCCGGGAGCGAATCGGATCAGTAGTTTGAAACAGTCACCTTAGATAGTGTCTAAAGTATAACCTTTTGCCTTAGCTTTATAGCCAAGAGCAACGATTTCACGTGATGGCTTGCCCATTACATATTCAGTTACCTGAACACCATTGCCAGCTTTGCGTGTGTTGCTGTAAACAGCATAACCAGACTGACGAATGCGTGAAGCTTCAGCAGCCAAGTTGCCTACACCAAAACGCTTTTCAGCTTGTGATTGTGTAAGAGCCGCACCGTTGTATAGTGCATTGAAAACCTTAAATGTCTTCGTGTTTTTTGAAATGAATTTCATTTGCCTTTTCCTTTTTAAAGTATTGCTGAAGTTCATCAGCATGTTATTATTATATGACAATTGCCTATAATAGTCAATGACATATCTTACCATTCTACTGCTTTTTGGTTACCTTCACATCTGAGCGAATAAAGACTCCGATGATCAGCACCGCCAACCAGGTCCAAAACGTGTAAGGTATAGCATACACCGCTCCAAACAAGGTATTCCATGCCCAAATTACTACCCAGGGGCCTAGAATTACTGCAACGATCAACAACATCGCGATCGCTAAGATTCCTAGATTCTTAAACATCAACTTCCTCCCGATCAGCTTCTTGCTCAGCTATCAACTGTTGTAGCTCAAGGTCCGCTAATTCTTTGTTAATCAACTTCTCCATCTTCTTGGCACCAGTGGCACTGCTGCCTTTTTTATACATCTGGTGATAGTGCTCTGCACAATAGCTCTTGCCTGTGATGCTCTTTTGTCCACAGAATACATAGGGCCATTCCTTCTGTTCAGAGCCAATGTATTCACAGGTCCTGCTGGGTCCTAGTTCCATATTAATGCATCCTTTTCTGAACGGTTACTTCTGCCATTTGTTTCCATGACATAGGAAAGCTCTTGCGCAAGTCTGCTACCTTGAGCACCGTACGCAGGCTCAATTCACGCATCTTAGCACGGTTCTCAATGATGTAGTCTACAATCTCTTCTTTCTCATTGTTCTCAAAGTCGTATGTTTCTAACATACCATCTTCGGTGATCTGCTTAATGCGTAGGACCTTCTCGCGATCTGTATCCATCTGTAGATCAATATAGTGACAGCGTGACTCAAGAGCTGCCAAGTGATCCTGCAACTTCTTGCTTCGTACATTCTCGAACTTGATGTTAGTAATAAAGATGGCACCCGCACGGAACTCAAACTTGTCTGGCACACCCTCTTGACGCAACATACGGCTATCAGTGTTCCAGCTAATTGTACGCTTCTTAGATGAGTCTAGTGCCGCTTTCAAAATGTTCAGCGACAAGTCATCTAACAGTACAGAGTCACAGTCATCGAACACGATAACATTGCCACGCTCTGAGAACTCGTAGAGCTTGCTATACAAGCCGATGGCACTCATAGCCCCCTTGACGATCTCATACTTGGGCTTCTTGTTGCCTAGGGTATTAAACAGATCCTGTCTGCTTAGTACTTCTTCAACACCAAAGGATTTACCTACGCCTGGGGGCCCTGTGACAATCATAGCACGAACGGTACCAGCTTTTACAGCCTGGGTCATGTCCTGCAGGACCTGGAAGCGTGAGCGTAGACGTTCTACGATCTCTTCATCCGACTCATGTGCTACGCTAGCATCGCTGACCTGGATCTGCTCTAGGCTCTTTACTCCTGGGCGATCTACTTTAGCGGCTGGGGCACCCTCTGCTATCATAAGATAACTGCTGGTACCTTCACATTTGATTCGGATTGCGCGATCTGGAATGCCTGCATTGCTAGGCTGTACTGAGCCCCCCGCAACAGTGACGTAGCCACCCTGGGCACCCGTCTTGAATCCTTCTACGAGGTCGAAGCGGAACCCTGCCATGGACACTTCTTGTCCGCGGATTTTGTAGGTACCATCTACGATTTCAATAATTGCTGGCATAAGTTTTCGCTCCTTAGTTAATTGTTTAAGTTCGTATTATACAGTCAAACAGTCTGTTTGTCAACCCCTAATTAATTACCCTTCAACCTTAAGGGTTTCTAGAGCATCTTTAAGCGGAACAAGCCCGTCCTTCATTAGCCCTTCTGTAGCGTATACGCAGCCCGCATACCAGATCCCGTCCTTCATGATATAGTAGTACTCGCCGCTACAGTTGTTAACCTGTTCAAGGAACTCTTCGAACGTGTGTGCTACTTTCCACTCTGTGTTCTCTTCGCCGCGATCACGGCCGTAGAACGTGGTCATGTTGCCGTAGAGCTTGTCGTAGGCCTCGCCGTCCATTGGAACTTCCAACTTGCTAAAGGCGTGCTTCTCACCGATCTCAGGTCGCAGGCTACTCAAGTCGCCCAACGCTACGAGGTTGTTGGCTTTGGTGCTGTCATAGTGCTCTTGCAGGATAGCGCCGTTGTGCTCGAGATAGCCATCCCAATGACAGTAAACGGATTTAACCTTGTCACCGTGCATGACAGCAATTCTTGATCGTGTACCCATAGTCTTCGCTCCTAATCTCTTAGTAAGTGTGTATTATACTGTCAAACTAGTTCTTTGTCAACCAGTTTAGATAACCCTTGAATCAGTGTGGGTACTCTACGTTTAGCTTCTTCAACTGTTTCCCAGATCATATCTTCTGCTGTACCATCACGAAGCACCTCGGTGGCATCATCATACAAGAAGCCCCCTACATAGCTCACAGCTAGCTCTACATCCTCGTGCATGGCACGTACCCGCAACATGAACCAGTCCAGCTCGCCCCGATCAATCTTGCGACACATTTCTTCGATATCATAGTAGGGCTGGTTAGTGTCTGGATTAATGCTGGTATCAAACGAGTCCTGAGGGTGCAGGTCTTCCCAGGTCTTGTCTACGATAACGTTGAACCCTTCACGGTCCAACTCTGCTAGTACAGTATAGTCTCTCATCTGCGCTCCTTAGGTTGTTTTGGGTGCGAACATTTCACGGCCCGCTTTCATGAACATAGTATACGCTACTCTGTCCTCTTTGTCAAGATCGTCCCAACAGGCTTCCATGTCCTTGAGCCCTGCTAGTACGTCCCCGCCTGTGTGTATGTCAGCGTACTCTTTTACCAGGGTGCAAGCATCACCGATTTCCATGTACAAAGGTGTTCCCATTACATACCTCTCTTGTCTGTGTTTAAAATTGGGTTGTGTAAACGAATCAACTCACGTTCACGAGCATGTGCATCCGCTTTACCGCGAACCATCTCATGCATACGTATGTCAATCTCGCTTTTGTCTTCTAGTGTGCGCAGGTACTGGCATAGGGCCCAAGTCTTGGTTTCAGTCTTAGCACGATAGTAGTGCTTGGCCGCACGAGCTCTGAGGCTCTTTAGTACTGTGGTCTGGGTTTTGGCAGTAACGCCTATGTAGCTACCTACGGGGGTAATGATCTCATATATGATATGATTACGATCTGTTCTGGGTTTTGGCATTAGTTTCGCTCCTAATCTCTTACTGTGTTAACAGTATAGCATCATTGAGCCAAAATGTCAACCCCTATCTAGACTAAGGGTGTGGCTTTTTCGCCACAGGTGCTTTTGAACCCCCGTCGTTTGGATTGGTTGCTGTGGCACTTCCGCTCTTCTGCTCACCCTCTCTCGCAGGTGTCACTGAGCTGATCCAATTAGGATCCCACATAGCTGCGTACGGATCAGGTTCCTGCTGCTGCTTGCGATCAAAACACTGCCGAACCTTCACAGGGTCGCGATCCCTACACAGTGCTGCACGTGGTCGCATCTGGGGTATATCTGATTCTGCTGCTGTAGCTGTTACATTCTCTGCTAGGTACATTGCTGCTGCTGTTGCGATCTCTATGATCATGGTATTCTCTACGTTAG